ATGCAGCTTTTCTAACAGCCAAAGATGTTCTTGGATATGTAGAAGAACCCGTCAAAAAGAAATCATTTCCACCTGTAGTTGATAAGTTATCATTTGAAGTCTCAGCAGCGACACCATTTATTGATAAGGATAAACTGCCTGTTCTAACGTTATAACTTCCCGTATCTTGTATTTGTAAATCATACAATTGCGCAGTAGATGTAGCAGATGAAGATTGAGAACCTGATAAGTTCAATACGCTATTTCTAAAGAAATTATCACCTGCTTGTAAATTCAATACTGCTCTACTATCAGCTGAACTTGTTGGTATACCATTGTACCTCATCACGTATCTTGTATCACCACCATAAGTGTTTGTAAATTCTAAATCTTGTGTTTCTTGTCCTGCTGCGTAACTTTTTCCTCTAATAAAATCCGTTGCACCTGCTAATCCACTCTTTGCTGATGTACTTCTACCTGCGCCACCAAATGCTCTTACAGTCTCAGCTTTTTGATTAGGATTATAGATAGATGAAATACTAAAATCAGTTTCATCCACAAAATCTAATTTCTTTGGTGTTACGTATTTATAAGTTGTAAGTACATCATTGAATTTTTCAGGCACTAAATAACCATATAGTTGTAAAGAAAATATTGTTTTGATATATCTTTCACCCTCTGCCATTTCAGTAGAATCTTCAAATGAATCAATATTTGTTCTAAATCTCAACTTACCTGGCTCACCCCAATATGTACCTGCTGACCAATTTACCGACTCAATTATTTTGTTCATTTGTTCAATGTATGCTGTCCATATAATACACTCATAATTCAGAGTAACATAATCAGGCATAGCGACATTATAAAATTCTTTTTGTGGTAGTAAACCTCTATCTACTGCAAAACGATTGTATCTGTTTTCTGAAGTATATTTCTTTTCAAATGTATAAAAAAGTTTTGGATCGTTCGCATCAATCTTATTCATTGGTAAGTCAGGCGACTTTGACATACTTGTTCTTCTAAATACAATAAGAGGTGTAATCAACTGTCTTTTTGTATCTCTAAGATATCCATCTCTACGTATAGCTTTCCAACGTTCAGGATTTGAATAGAACAATGGAACTTTGACTTCTTCACCTTGCTCAGTAACTTTTGGTTGAATCACATTTTCAAAATAATACATGATTGCAGCATCAACGTCTAATAAACCAACTTCAATGTTTTTTACATCATCTTTATCTCTACGTAATTCTCTACCACGATTCTGAACAGGCTGAACCTGTAGTAACCTTTCTTTACGTGGTAATGGTTTGAGTCTAGCCATTAACTTCTAATCCTCTCTATCTGTAAACTTGAACGTCTAACTAAGAATGTGGTTAAAACTACTGAGAAATTATTATTGTAATCACCACCAACTAACTGATTTTCATTTAGACCTGCAACTTCCCAATGCCCTAAGTTCCAATCAATAATATCACCAAGTTCAGGTCTCAAACCTGCATCTATGAGTTGTTCTCTTAGGAAAGAAAATACTGCGTTTTGTCTCAAATCAGGACCAAACTCATCAGTATTGTAATCAAAGTCATCAGCTGATATAGTACAAGCAACTTCTACACCAGGTTTATAAATTTTACCTGCTGCGGCTTCTCCATACATATTCGTTTTGGTTTCTTGAACTGCTAATTGATATACAACCACATTTTGATTTATGATACCATCTTTTTCATTTCGTAAATCACCTAATAGTTCATCACTAACCCTATCGAATAAATCTTGGTCTCTTGCACTAAAAAATCTTGTTGCCATTTACTTATCCTATGTATATTGGGTAAGGAACTTTTTGTAATTTCTCCTGTAATGCTTGAGCTTCGTCTCTTTCTTGTTCCATAAGGGCTTTTCTTCCCGTCAACTCTAACATTTCTCTCAACTGAGCTATCAAACCCTCTTTTTCCGTTTGTGCTTCTTGTCTAAGAGTTTCACCATCTAAAGATGTATCAGCATTTGGAATAGGTATAGTTCCGTATTTACCACGAACAATGCCTAACAATTCTTTTGATAATGCTAATCCATATTTACGAATCCATTGTTTACCAACATCGTTTATGAATACATATTCCATATTGTCATATTTTACATTTGAGAAATCTGCAACAACACCTGAACCACTTGCTGTACCATAAGGGCGTTTTGTTGGATTATCTCTATCTTCTTTTACGATGTAATCAAAAAATACGTTGAATGTTCTTGTTGGTTTTGGAAACAATCTTATCTTATTATTTGTCATTTCAAATGAATAAGCAGATTTTCTTATTTCATCATTGAATTCAATAGCTTGTATACGAAGTATATCTTCGTATATTGGCATCAGAGTAAATGAAACTGCAGGTGAGTAGTTACCAAATCCAAAACCATCGATTAGATTTATCGAACCATAGCCTGTAGTAGCATAAGGGTCGAAATATCTTGAGATAGCAGGGTCTGCTTCGTAGTAAACTCTCCTTACTTCGATAGCTTTTCCACTTTCAGACACTTCAGCAAAAGTTGCGTTCAAATCATAAGTTTGAGAACCACTTACAGCTGTAAATTTACCCTTTTTGACTTCTACACTACCACCAACACCTGCTTCTGTACCATATTGGTCTGATAGTTCAATAGTTCTACCAAAATTACTTGTTATATTCTTATGTGTAAAGTTTGAACCTGTAGATTGCCCTTGAAGAGTCAATAAATTGTCTTTTATGTTGAATTGGTTGACTTGTGCTGAATATTCCGTTATAGCTTCTTCGAATATAGCGTAAAACTGCACGTCTTGTAGTTCGACTGACATGATTGGATAACCCAATCTTTTCGCACACCACTCTGCAAACTTAGGTGCGTCTGTTTGAAAGCTTGAATCTTTGTCGTACAACCCGAAAGGTGTACTTTCACTCACAGCTGAACCACTACCTGGCCATATCGGCTGTTGTGCCATAAATTTCTCCTATATATAGAGTCTTTAGATATATCTGATAATAAATATCAAAATTTCTGCTTTTTCCAAAATATAAAGGGCACAAAAAACCCCCCAAAAAATGGGGGGCTTCTTGCTGTTTTTACAATCTAACTAAAATTATAATTAGACCAAGTTGACATCTGCTACGACCACTTTACCGTAGAATTCAGGACGAACCATCTTCTTCGCGTATCGTGTCATCACACCTTTACGTGGTGTGAAGTTCTTAGGATCGTATACAAGAGGTGTCATTATCAACGGAACATAAGGTGCGTAAACAGCGCCTGTTTCTAAGAAGTTAGTACCTCTAAATCCAACAAGGATTGAGTTTTCTAACATATAAGGGTTCTTATAAACAGTGTATCTGTTGTTCAATGCACCAATTCTCTGAACACCCATAGCAAAAGATGACTGTGTAGCGTCACCTGTTGTATCAGCTGCATATCCAGGGATTGATTCGATGATAGTAGCGGTTTCAGGGGAAACAACTAAGAAGTTTGCACCACCACGAAGTGTCTTCTGATGGATTGCGTTAGAAACTGCTTGTATTTTGTTTCCAAGTGTTTGGAACCACTCACCTTTTGTGTAAGCGTTTGAGTTAGCGGATACTTGACTGAATACAGAAGTAGCTGCGTCATACTCAAAGCCAACCTTTGCTGACCATCTTTCCTTCTTAGCAGAAGCATTGGCCATTAACATATCAAGGATTTCAAGATCGATTTCCATTGAGATGTACTCGCTCAACATCGCTGTAAGCTCAGCTTCAGCGTCTACACTATGGTAGGCGTTCAAGTCTTGAGCTAACTCAGGCGACCAAACTGCTTTCAACTTACGTGTCTTAGCAACGATTGGAATCTGCTTGAGGTTGATGTCGATTTCAGGTATTCCGATATCAGATTCAGCGTTTGCGTCAAATCCGCCTGCTGTCTGTTCGAAATCGCCACGATTTGTTTCAACTGGCTGCTGATGGTATTTAACTGTTACGTTACCACCAACACCTGTTGCTGATTTTTTTACGATAAATACAATTCGGTTATTTGTTTTATCATACTTGGTGTATGCTGGGTAGAACTCGTCAAAGAAAAGTCCTGCAGAACCTGAAGGTACGAATGCACGTACACCATCAAAGT